CTCTGCGGGTGGCCATCCTATATGGCCACTTTTGCAGGAGAATTGGCACTGCCTTCTTATCTTTTCTAAACACACACACACAAAAGAACTTGATACATGACTAACATGACAGACAGAAAGAATCCAAATTTGCTGGACATGGACCAGATCCTATCTCAAGATTTGAGCGTGATGTCATTTTACTTTGATGAAGGGTCATCAGGGGGGGTTCCACTGGCCACGCTGTTGGGTTTGGGCGACAAGGGTAAAGTTGCCTTCTCGGAGCGTGACCGAGTGAGGGTTAGTAAGCTTGAAGCTGTTGGGGCTGGTGACCCCAAGATCTTCAACCGGAACGCCCCATACAGCAATGATTTATTGGCAGAATCATTGAGGTCGCACGGAACCATGACAATGCGCAATATAATAAAGAAACCAAATCTTGTGCAGCCAAGTGATGAGTTTTGGCCCATGACCATAATGAATATGGAGCAAAATCCTGATGCCATGAAAGCTGTGCCAGATCTACTCAATAACACAACATTGCCAACATACATCCCTCAGTACATAACTAGGCCATTTGACAAACATTTCTATTTGACTGGTTATGACATCATTACCAAAACTAGTGATAAAACCCTGAAGGACAATGTATCATGGTCAATGTTGAGGTTGAAAGATATATCTGACAAGTTCTATTATGGTGATGGTTCAATTGATGGTCAATTGGGCAGGCACAAAGCCGTTATGGAGGTCTATGACACAGTCAAACGGCTGAAGGCTAACAACACATACAAAGCCCTCCCCTACGATGAGTGGAAGGCTTTGATGGATTTGAGATACCCAATTAATGAGTCGGAGATTAGTTTGCTTGGAAAATCACCAAAAGACCTGGTGACCCAGTTTCCAGACCTTGTGCGAATTCAGCGGCGTTCTGATGCAGGGGTGTTATACTCCGCCGGAAAGGAAGTAGTTCGAAGGGAGTCATCCGTGGGAGTGGATCTTGACCTCGCTGACATTTTGTACAGTGTTCTGGCCTCTGGTGCCAAGCTTGATGAGCTTCCACCCTTAATTGACCCATTGCGTTTGGTTAAGATGAAACCCAAATCAGAAGTTTATGAGCAATCAGAATTCGAGACTAAAACTAGGAACATCTTCGTATCAACACCTGGGGCCCAGATGATGGCCCAGATTATCCTATCTGCAACACACAAGGACACCAAAACTTTACTTGACGACGAGAACACATGGAGCCTTATTGGGTTCTCACCATTTCATGGTGGAATGACTCGTTTCGTGAATAAAGTTTTGGAGAAGGGTAAGGACTTCATTGGAGTCTATGCAGACAATGTTTATTTGGTTGCAAAGGATGATAATGGAGTGGATTATCTAGTCAGCATGGATGGATCCAAGATGGAAGGATCCATCCAGGCGATTGAGGTGGCTTATGAGATGTCTCGTAGTTTGGGTCTTATGGGGGGCCACGACGCAGCGTGGCAGATGTATGCAACCCAAATCTACCCGAGATTTGTGGTGGACAATGTAGCGGTGTTGGGCAACCAGCAGATCCCGATACCTTACATGTCCAGTGGCGCTATGGGGACAGCATACCACAACACCACCAAGTCCGTCACATTTGCTAACATCTTACACACTGGCTTCAGAGATAAAGAAGGCTGGTTGCGTTTGGAACGGAAGGGAGATCTTATGTCACTGAAGGGGTTAAGGACCGCCTCTGAAAAGTCGGGCGTCATTTTCAAGATAGAACGTCTGACCCCTTTGGCAGACCTCAGACGAAGGGATGGTCAAACGGTGCTTCTGGACCTTCTCGGTTTTGGTGCCTATAACGGAGCAAAGTTGGGCCTAGATGATCAGTGGCTACCTATATTGGAACCCGAGCGTATGTACAAGAGTGCATCATTCCTAAAAACCGATCTTGACAACAACAAGAAGATGGCGACGATTGTCAAGAATTCGATTAAGTTCTTTAGGGCACGGGTCTTTTACTTGTTGGCCACTAATGATCCTGGTCTTTCGGCGATGCTATTGGTATACGCATCACAATTTAAGCGGCAGGCGATGGCCTCCGCACTAGATTGGGAATCCGTCATTGAAGCTATGGCTGAAAGCTTCAACTTGCCCACTCTAGATCTTGCTGCAGACTCATTGAAACAACTTTTTCTAAACAAAGCAATTCCTACCACATATGATGTCATCAAATTGTTGCTCGACCCCAAGGGCGAAAGTGGGAATGCCGATATATTCGCTGATTGGGTTATTCTGAACAGCGAGGTTCCATTCAACTACGTACCATTGGATTTATATGAGAAATTCTTGCAAGAAAACCCGGGTCTACCGGTTCCGACGGGTGCAATAGTTGCTCAACTGGACGAGAGTGTGGTGCCTGCCAAATGGGTGGAGAGAGGCATTGATTGGAAAAAGTTTGCTGAGATACGCAAGGACTCCACGTTACCCGCTATCAGTGAAGGGAATTGGAGTGATATTATGGAAGCTGATGAACGTGCTCAGAAGCTTAAAGGGCAGCTTGAGGATATTGGCCAGGGTGGTAAACCGGGAGATTTACCACCGTTGGAAGCGCCAAAAACCGTCAAGATTGCCAAACCTGAAGTACGATTAGCGGTTCCAGATCCACTCTTAGGTCAAATCACGAGTGACTTATCAGCTGATTCAAATCGCATCATGAACGATCTTGGTCGTGTGATAGCCGATCAGATAAGAGTCATGATGCCACAATTTTACCTTGGTCGGGAGAACTGGACCATCAAGCCTACCGCTAAACAAGAGAAACAAGGCTTGTCGGTCAAAGAGATTTTAGCGCAAATCCTGGCAACTTACTTACAGCTACCTATTAGGTTGTCTTTTGCGGCTATGCGCGCTCTTGGCGTTGAAGGGAAAAGCGGTGCCAAGTCCAATGTTCTTCAGCAGATTGATCAGAAGGAGCTGCTGAAGTTCCTGGATTCTTCACAGGTCAAGAATGCGGTTGGTGAAGCTAAGCAATTGAAGTAAGTTTAAACGTTCTAATACCTTCGGGGGGTAATATGCCTTGTCATGGCCAGGCGTGGC